GTCGATCCCCAGGCCATAATCATTTGTTGAGGCATTGCAACAAAGCACCCGAAATTTACAACAGGCGCATTTGATATCATCTGGGCAAAAAAGTTAGGAGAAGCAACGTTCCATGTAAAAATTGGACCATCAACATAATTGGCTATTAACGTCTCGCCCCAATTATCTAGCCACCAATCCGTTGTTATAACTGAAGTTGATCCGGAAATGCTGTTATTGGTGTCCCAATAGGTAAGTTTTAGGTTTCCGCCATTCATTGAGGCAGTTTGAGTAGAAGTAGCGTTTTGTTGAGCCCTAAATTTGAAATAACCAACATTGGGACTAGGATACGAACCTGAGGTAGCAGTAATAACGGATTCTGTAACAATATATCTACCAAAAATCGGTATTCCGCCAACCGTTGTGGAAACATTAAAATCTACCGCATCGCCAACAGCATAGGTATGGCCCTGCAAATTAACTCTTACTATTCCATCGTTAATTGCGGTGACAAATTGAGGAACCAATCCCGTAGAAGGAGCGCCAACATGTCCGTTTGTTCCCGTTATTTCATATATGTTTGCAGTAACCAGATTATTTATCTGATATCCTTTTGAAGGCAAAAAGCATCCAAAATTCGCGCCATTTGAACCAAATGATCCAGAAGGTGGAACAGAAGCCTGTGTTTGAAATATTACTGTGCAATATAGCGTGACGTTTCGTCCAACATCATTAACAAATACCCTTGTATCTGAAAGCGTTGTTGCATTTTGACTTACAATAGTAGGAGATACATCTACCGTTAATGACTTGGGCGTAATAGGAATTGTAATCCATGTATTTGTTGTTGTGTTAAAATAATAGATTGTTAAAGACGTTGTTGATCCAATTGCAAGAAATTTAAAATTGCTCAAACCCTGCCAGGCATGAAGCGCCCGGACAACGCCATATGTCGCTGAACTATTATTAAAATATACAGATCCGCCACGCTTTTCAGGCAATTTATCGCGCCAGCGGATGAAATTGGAAAAGGAAATGCCGGCAGCATTGTCCGCAAGGGTTTTTTCCAGATCGACAGAAGGCACAATGCGAAGTGTCTCAAATGGCATTAGAAAGACCTCGCAAATTTTCCGTGGTATTTATCAGCAGCTATCTGATACGCAAATGATGCAGCCGCAGAACAATCAAAATTACCAAGCCAGATTTGTTTCTGATTCACCTTGATATCTGCACGCCATTTCCCGCGAAGTTTATGCCATGAAACGCCCTTGATTCCGCTAGTATTATGAGACTGCCTTCCAACATTTCTCATATTTTCTGCCGTATTAGCCTGTCTCAAATTGCATAATCTATTGTCGTTTTTAATCCCATTAATATGATCAATCTGATCTTTAGGCCATTTTCCATGAACATAAGCCCAAATAACCCTATGAACACAATACCTATTTTTTCGGTAATTCATTAAAAATATTAAATAGCCATCTTTGTCTAATGTTCCGATTTTGCCGAGAGTTCTTCCACCAATACGTTGACGCCAAGTAAGATCGCCTGTTTCTGGATTATAATTAAATATTTCTTTAATATTTTCCGGATTTAACATTTCATCTCTCCGGAGGCTTAACAGAAGACATAGATGTCCATGACGGTCCGGCAAATTTTTTCCTGAGTTCTTCAGCATTGGCAGAAGCATATAGTTCTTTATAATTATTATCCCAAAACTCGGCATTATTTGCCGTTCCTACGCCCTTATCTTGTAAATTTTTAGCAAAAAACGCCATGCTTGCCGACAAGAACAGATCAGGAAGATAATTCGTAAGGAATGTCGTAGGATTGCTATAAGACAAAGGCGTGGGTCTAATAGTTCCTACAACCTCAACACGATATGTAGCATCGGGCCAAGGTCCAAAAATAATCGTGTCCTGATCATTCATGGCAAAGTGCTTTGGAACAGTAGCTCCCGTTGAGCTATTCCAAACAGCATCCAGATAGCGCCTATCAACAGGCGTAAGCTGGCGACGCGTTCCGCTATTTGGCGCAGTAGAAGCAGGCGTAATGATATTAATGGTCTGGACAGTAACAAATTTTCCAAGACCCGTAGGAAGTGTGAAATTCCTGTTTCCGGCAGTCGTTGAAGCTGTGTCATTTGTTACAACTGTGGATAATAAATCCAGTTCGCGGTAAACGCGTTGTTCTGCATAATCTATAGTTGACGGTATCAAAACAGTATAGTCAACATTGTCCGGATTGGTCGTTATAAACGAAGCAAGCCTAAGCGTGTATGAGGTATAATTCATGCTCATTGGCTAACTTCCAGATTATAGCGCTTGCGAGTCTCTTCCGCATTGGCGGAGGCGAACAATGCCTGATATTGTTGCTCCCAGGATTGGGCAATTGAAGCGTTGCCGGCCTCAATGCCAAAATCCCTCATGTTGTTTCCGGCGTATACCATACTGGCGGCGACAAACAAATCCGGTAAATTTGTTGTCAGGAATGTCGTCGTATTTGTAGCCGACAATGGAGCCGGACGAATTGTTCCCGTAACCTCGACATTAAAGGCGGCTCCGGGAGATGGGCCGAATATAACAGTTTGCTGATCAAGCATATAATACATAGAAGGAACCTGGGATGCAGACCCTGCCGTATTTATGGGAGCGACAAAATCAACAAGCTTTTTTGCCGCAGACATAATAACGTTTCTCGTTCCATTTGCGGCTGTGCTTCCAACGGGAGTAATTATGCTTATTTCTGTAACCGTTATAAATGTCCCAAGATTTGTGGGAAGAGTAAATGACCTATTGTTTGCAGTGCAATTTGCCGAAGAATTACGAATGCGAGTTGATAAAAGATTTAACTCTCTGTAAATACGCTGTTCTGCATAATCTATAATTGATGGAAGAAATGCCTGAAATGCCGTAGACGATTTGTCCACAGGAATTTGATTTGCAATTACCAAAGCGTATTCCAGATAATTCATTGTTTATACGCCTCTTCATTAAACCGCTTGCGGGCTTCTTCAGTCTGTGCAGATTTAATCAATAGCTCATATTGAGCTTCCCATGATTGCGCCTGCTGCGGATTGTCGGATTGAGAGCCAAAGTCTCTCATGTAGCCGGAGGCAAATATCATACTTGCGGCAATGAATAAATCCGGGAAGAAATTTGTTAGCTGTGTCGTTGTATTGCTAACAGACAGAGGCGCTGGCCTGTATGTTCCAAGTATTTCAAGAGTTGTCGATGTGGTAGACGAAGGGCCAACAATTAGATTTGACTGATCTTTCATGTAGTACATCGTCGGGAAATTACCCACCGAAGCTGTATCGCTTGGAGCAAGATAGTCAACCACATTTGAAGGCATATGCGTAAGCGGCCTGCGGTTTCCGGAAATAAGCGCATTCACGTTACTTACCGTGATAAACGGAATAGAACCAGTGGCATTCGGAAGCGCAAATGATCTTGTGTTTGGAGACAGCGTGCCAGTAACCGTAGCACGCGTAAATATAAGATTTAGCTCGCGATAAAGGCGTTGTTCTGCGTAATCTATCATGCCCGGAGCCATCGTCTGGAACTGTGTCGTAGACGATTGCGCAGCCATAATATTGGCTATCTGGGCAATATATGTTGTGTAGGTCAATGCCATTTTGGCTTACCGGAAGTAAGAGCGAAGTTGCGGAGAGATCTTTAACGGAACGTTCTCCGTTCCTGCCTGAAGAACCTTTTGCCACGACGCCTGATAAAGAGGCTCAAGGATTTGAACCTTATCGGGAGCATAGATAACTGCTAATCGAGAAGCCAAACCCGCCAGAAAGGCATCCAGTTGATACCACGGAACCTCTACGTTTGTCCCATTGGATAACTCACTGTCCTGAGCCTGTCGCATCCTGTAATAAGTGAGTGTATACGCTCCATCCTGATTTGCAAGTGGCCAAATGTATAAATTTGGATTGATTAACCTGTCAAACCAATAGGATGTGGGAAATCCCTGCTGCGTTTTGTTGGCAATCGACGCATAGTCAGTGCGGCTAATCGGCAAGATCAATCTATTGATTGCCGGGTTGTTTCCTTGCGTGATGTATACATCCAAAAGGAAAACTGTATTTGTGGGAATAGTATAAGCCGCCTGACCCTGGATAAGGTTTATCGTTCCTGTATCTACTTGCCACAGATTGATCCCGTTGCCAGCCCAATTGGACATGAGCATATTGGATTCAAATCGGGCATCTTCCATGTGCTGTTGGGTAAGTTCCGTCCTGCGAATGCCACAACGAGCATAAGCGCCAATGACGATCTCGCCAAGAGCAGGATTGAACGCATATGTCCCGGATGTGGCCATTTATCTCACCAAAGTAATGTTTATGAGCGCGGAGGGATAATCAGTGGCAGCATTATACAGAGATGTATTGGCGCTGGCAGATTCCCACACAAGCTCCGCGTATTCATCATTTTCCAAAACCAACATGTAATCAATACTTACAACCATTCTGGCTTCATTTCCAATTAAACTATAAGCCCTTTTGGTCCAAGGAACATCAACGCCATTTTTTCTTATCCAAACACCCAAAGATGTCTCAAGCGCAACATCGTCCCATTCGACATCGACAGTTCCAGTGGCACCAGAAAGATCAGCATCAATTCCAGTCAAATCAGCAGTTTGTCCAGATATTGTAATTGTCTGTCCGTTGACTGTGATTGTTTCCGGAAGAGGGCCATTGATTGTAATGTTCTGGGATGAGCCAGTTCCGGATGCACTACTAACAGGCGCAGATGTCGATGTCAGAGGAATAGTTCCAGATAAAGTAATAGGCACAGATGTCGGCGGCTTTACATCTGTGCAGTAAAAATCCAGAGTTCCACTAATCCGATACACACCAGCATTTTGAACAGTCAATCTGCTTGTCGGAGATCCGGTGAGGTAAACGCCATATTGTATGGAAGTTTGATTAAAATTTACAAGATTTTGCGCCGCCAAATTTGCCTGAGTTGACGTTGAATAATATGACCCGGAATATCCAGCAAATCCGTAATATTGCGTTATTACTCCGGTTATTGTTTTATTGGCCAGCTCCATGTTTTTGTTTGGGAGAGGCGTGGCAGACGTAGGCTCTATTGAAACAATTCCCGTTCCAGATAAAGCAGTCCCGCTTGAAGTTGCGGTAAAGATTGTTCCGACATTGTTGTTTGCAGAACCCAATAAGACAAAATTAGTTGAACCTGCAAAAGTTATTTTATATTGATTTCCTATTCTTATTCTTGATGCAGGAATATTAATATTATCTATAGCACTATCATAAATGACAAATCCATTGCCGCCACCAGCGATAGCCTGTCCTGTTGTAGGCGTGGTCCCAAATCTGGGTATCCCTCCCCAGATTGTTACTTTATCGTTGTCAGGCATAATTATTTAAATCCATCCTATTATGTAATAGGTCCGGTTTGAGGAACAACTACATTTTCATACGGAAGCCCTGGATCATCATTTCCTGGAACCTGGAAATTTGTTCCTGGGGTTTGATCTAATCCTCCAGGAGGCTCACCCGTTTGTTGAGTGACTCTAAGATATAATTCCGGTGTATTTTCAATTCCAAGAAAAGTTTCAGGGTCGCCCTCTAGGTATATCAATCCACTATTATTTTCAAGGCTAATCGCAAAAGGATATAATATTGTTGTATATGCCGCTCGTGTATTTCCTTGTATAATTGGTATACCAGTAACAGGATCAACCGTATTCTGACCTGAAGTAACCCTATAATTTGTCTCTGCGTCAACATAATCTGGAGGTCGAGCATTCAACACAGGCATAGGATCAGGCGGAATAACGATAACCTTCAACTGTTGTTGCGGAGTATCATAACAATTTTCACAAACCAGAATGCGTTTATTGTAAAGACCAGAGCCGCTGTAGTCTAGTTGCCAACGCAGATGGCTATGGTTGTATAAAAATCCGCATCTATCACACTGCCCAGAAGCAGATGGGCTTCTGGAGTCTATTTTTGTTCGACCTTGTTTAGATGCGTAGGGCATTTTATTAACCTATAATTTACATGCCATTTGAAATGTGGGAATTATCCCCATTTTTGGATCAATGACGCGGCAAGCATTAATTCTGACATCTGTGTAGCATTATACGAATATGTTGTTGCGCATAGATTATACAAAGGACTATCAACTTGAACAAAT